GCACAAGGTCGGTCGGGACCATGCCCGTCTGTGCCTCTTGTGCGAGGGTCGTAAACGTCGATTGCGTGCGAAGCTGCTGCCACTCGCCGCGCTTGGGGAGTTCAAGCCCTTCCTTCTTCGCCAAACGAAACAGATGCTGCACTTCCGCATCGGACGAGCCGACAACGGCAGACGGGCGGCGAATCTGTAGTTCGTCCGTGGCGTCTTGGACTATGGAAAGCAGCGTCAACGCAATCTCCTGCTAGGCCGCTTCGGCCTTCGGCGGACGCCCACGGCGCGGCATGTTGTTCGCCGCTGCGAGCTTGTCCATTGTGTCGGTCACTTCCGCGAGTTGAGCGCGAAGCTCCGCAATCTCTGCGTCTTTCTTCGCCATAGCCTCGGCAAGCGGGGCCGTGTCTTTCTTTGCCGCAACAAACGCGCGTGCCTTATCGCGGAGGGCCAGCGCACCCATGCCGACGCGGTTCATGTCCGCATCGTTCATGCCCGCGACATCCTCAACCGTGCGAAGATGCAGCGCCTTGAGCCGATCCGCCTGCGCGGGATTTACGCCGGGCCATGCCGAAAGCGGAGTGCCATCGGTCGGCTCTTCCTGACCCTTGAGCCAAGATTTATATGCAGGCTCGATGATATCCTTCATCGCGCCGTCCTTGAACGAGCGGGCGACCTTTTCGCAAGTCGTCGCGCCGTTCGTGCCCTTCTTGACCCACTCGACCATGTGGACTTCACGAGGTTCGCCGGGCTTTCCCGCCACATCCTCGTACTCGATCCAAAAGCGGAGAACGGCGATGTTCGGGCGTTCTCGGTTGTACGCGCTGTTGTCGATGTCCATGGTTTCGGTTCCCTCCGAAAAAGAAAAAGGCGGGAGGCCGAAGCCCCCCGCCCGTCAGCCCGTTACTCCGGGCAAGTCAGAAGCACGATCTTCGCCGTAGCGTCGATGCAGATCGCGCAGATATGGTCAGTGACAGCCGCCGACACGTCGAGCGCACCATCGGTCGAACCGACCGCAGTAAGCGCGTTGCCGTCCGCACCCGCCGTAAGGGCGAGAGCGAGAGTTGCCGGGCCGCTGATCTGAATCCAAGCGTACTCGTTATCAGCCGGGGCCGACAGGAGCATACCAGCGCCGACGCCAGCCGAATCCGACAGGTCGGACGTGACCACATTGGTCGCACCCGCCGACACACCGCCCGGCGCGTAGTAGTACGCCATCTGGTTGGCAACGGCGGCAATGCCGCCAGCGCCCGTGTCGTACTGCACGAGCTTGTACTTGATGCCCGCGCCGTCCGTGTAGATGTCACCGAGAGCGAAACCCGCGCCCGGCGTGTTGCCGTTGAGAGACGTATACGTCTCCGTCAGCTTGGCTCCAAAAGTCGCCATGTGTGTTTACCCTTTCCGAAAAGAAAAGGGCGAGGCCCGAAAGCCCCGCCCCTATTGGTTTACGCAGCTATTAGGCCGCGTCGATGAGGATACCCTGGAGGCTGCGGTTGGAGCAGACGAGCTGGCCCATCCACAGAACAGGGATCACAACGCCGTCCTGATTGACCGAGAACTTCTCGTCCATCGTCGTCCACTTCGCATCGCGGTGTTCAACGAGTTCGAGGTAGTTGGTGTTCAGGAAGTACATGCGCTCGCCGGTCGTGGCGAAGTTCGTGTTCGAGTCGAAGATGACGTCCGAATCAACGTACTTGAGCGAGCGGAAGCCCGCCGTTGCGCTGTCGCTATCGGCGTAACGCTGCAAGTCCTGAAGGCTCTCCCAGTACATCGCGAAGAAGTCATGGGTCGAGACCACGAGGTCCGGCTTGTCCGCGCCGCGAACGAGGTCGAGATAAAGGGTGTTCATGAAACCCTTGATGTTCGACTTCGTGACGAGGTTCGTGCCGGTGGCTTCGAGGAACTTGTTGCGCCAGAACGAGTACGTACCCGAGACGATACCGCCGACCGTGCCCTGACCGTTGGTCTGGATGATGTGCGCGAGACCGCCCATCTGGTTCGTCAGAGCGCCCGACGAATACAGGTCCACCGACATGTTATTGGCGGCGGTGCGCATGGCGTTCTTCAGGCGAGCGGCAGCCAGATCGATCAGCTGCTCCTTGCCGGAGTTCATGCGGAGTTCCTTACCCGACGCGACGATGTTGATCGCAGCCTGCACCCAATCGTACTTCGCGGCGGTGAGAACGTCCGACGCGTTGACGTTGAGGGTGTCGAAACCCGAATAGCGCTGGAACGTCGAATTTTCGGCGTAGTCCAGCGGACGGACAATCTCATAGCCGCCCGAGAGCGACTTGATCTTGCCGCGCTTCTTCAGGCGCGAGTACAGGGCGTTATTCGTGGAAACGTTATCCGACACTTCCGTCGGGTGGTTCCGAAGCGTCGTGGTGACGATTTCGGTAAACGTGCTGTTGGGGCTAGGCATGGCCTATGTCCTTATGAGGTGGGGTTAGGCCGCGCTGTAGATACGTTCCGCCGTCTGACGGATCGTCTCTTCCATTGACTTGGGCGATGACGGGGAAGCCCCTACGGTGCCGCGCGTGGCTACGTTGGTTTGCGCGACACGTCGTGCTTCTGACGCTTTCTTCTCGGCTTCTGCTTTGCGTGCGGCTTCCTGCGCGGTCTGCTGTGCGGCAAAGACCTTCGCGCGGGTTTCCGGGTTGGCGTGAACCGCCCGGTCGTAAGCCTCTTTCAAAACCTGATCGGGCGACAACTCAGGGCGCGTTGCCTTGAGATGCGACACCATCGGAAGCATGTCGGCCTCGACCGCTTCGTAGTGTTCATTCACCGGATCGGACTTGAATCGCTCGATAAGCGAGAGGATATGCGTCTGCTTTTCCTGCTGCTCGGCCTGTAGGCGCGAGTTGAGGAAGCGTTCCGTCTGCTCAAGCCGCTGCTGTAGCGCGGCTAGATTGGGGTCCAGTGGGGCTTGATAGCCCTGCTGTGCCCCGGTTTGGAGATTGCCGAGATCGACCCCGTACATGCGTGCGATTTCTCGAATCGCTTGCTGCGGGTTGGTCCTAAGCGCCTCATCTGCCGCCGCGAGGTTCGACACGTATTGCGCGGGGTGAATGTTGTTCACCTTTAGACGCGCTTCCACGGGTCGCAACGCTTCCGCAATCGGAGCGAGGTTGCCTAGTCTGCCTTCGTACTCGGCTTTGAGTTTTGCAACGCCGTCCTGCTGCTGTTTCTCGCGCAACGCGACATAATCGCGGAGTGCGGGATCGGCTTTATCCAGGAGTGCGCGCTTGTCTGCCGCCCAGCTTGTCGGTGCCGACACAACGGGCTGCGGTTCCGCCTTTGTAGGGGCGGGATTCGGTTCGACGGGAGCGGCCACAGGGGGCGCTTCTGCCGTCTTGGTTTTCTCGATAAACTTGCCATCGGGGCCGCGTAACCTGTCCGGGTTGGACGAAGGAACGGGCTGCTCGCTCTCATGCTCGACCGATGGAAGGCCCGCACCCTCCGGGAGGGACTCAGCGGGCGCGGACGCCTCAGTCGCCGTGATCTTGTCGAACGCGGCGCTCATGGTTTCTTCAATAGAAGGCTTCTCGGCGGGCGTTGTCGCGCCCCCGTTGGCAACGTCGGTCATTTGGTCCCTCTGGTTAAGCGCCGATAGTCGTCGGCAATCTCACCGGCTTGGCGAGCGGATCACCGCCAACTTCCAAGCCGCGTTTCTTCGCAAACTCTGCATTCCGATAGACCGGCTTAAACTCCGAGGGGTCAACCTCACGCGAGCCGGAACGCTTCAAATCTTCACGTCGAGCAGCGCGGCCATCCACCGGCTTACCAGTGACCGGCGATATGTACGCTGGCGTATCGCTGAGAATGAAAGGCCCGACGCGCGGTGCCTTTTCCAGAGTCGCCACGTCCACCCAATCATCGCCGCCCCATACATATCGCGTCATGTCAGCAAAAGAAGCGTCACCGCTTCCTCTTCCTCTCTGGCTTCTAGTGCGTTTTCGTAAGCCTCAAGTAGCGCCCGCGCCGCCTTCAAGTCCGCAGCCAGCGCCGCGAAGTCGATAGCCGCAACCGGCGGAAGCCTTGTGTCGAACGATTCCGCGTGCGGTGCGACCGCTTCGCGTACTTCCGATGCGTTGACGTTTTCTTCGAGTTCGCCGTTAAGCAGCGCATACACGCGCCGCAATTCGGCTTCCCAATCAACGTCTTTCCGATCCCACGCAAGGCCGCGCTTCTTGCGCTCGCCCTTGAGATACGGAACCCAACCGCCGCTCGTCGAACCAGCCGGAACGGGGGTAGATGCGTCACCCCACCACTCGCCAGCGGTTTCGCCCGTCCACTGGCCGAACCACATCAGGTTACATCCCGACCCGTGACCGTGCGCGTGCCGCTCGAATAGGTTGCCGTGATCCTGTCCGTTGTGCCGTCCAAGCCCTTGAACGTCGGCGTGCCGTCCTCAAGGCCCGATGCGTCACCCTGTACTGCGGCGGCGATCAGCTTGAGGATTTGCGCCGCCGTGTATCCGCTTTCGATAACCTCAGTCCAAGGGTTGCTAGCCGAACCGGCGTCGTTGAGCTTCTCGCCCATCGAACCCGCCGTGTTATTGGCCGACGCAATCGCCGCCCAAACCGCAGGCCCGACGTTTGCCGTCGTCAACCCCGTACCCGTAACCACTAGGTCAGCCGCCATCGCACCTACGCCCGTAAGCGTCGATCCATTGGCCGTTCCCGTACCCGTCAAAGCGGCTAGGAGCGCGCCTAGACCCGTAAGCGTGCCGTCCGCGTCACCCGTACCCGTAAGGGCTGCGGATAGCTGTAGAAACGCCTTGATATCGGCGTCGGATATCGTGCCGCTGCCAGCGATGGCCGCGACAAGCTGGACGATCAGACCGCCGGTCGCCGTAAGCGTACCGGAGCCTGTCAGCGCGGCTTGAGCGAGCTTTACAGCCCACATATCCGCGTCTGTTACGCCACCGTCGCCCGTTACCGTATCGTGCGCCACAATGCGCCCCGCCGTTCTCGGCGGGATCATGCAATGCGGAAAGTAAAGACCAGTCGAGTACGCGCTAAGTTTCGTAAACGCTTCCACGTTCGACTGGTTCATCACCGCCGAATCGTGAACGAAGTTCTGCCAACCGGCACCCGTCAGAGAAAGCGGGATGACGTTGGTCGATAGCCCATTACGAAGCAGCACGGATAGCCTCGGCCACTTCCGGCTGGCCCATGCTTTCCGCGATTTCCGCCGCGTCTTGGCGTTGCTGTTCCGCAACCCGCATGGCGAGTGTGAAGGCGTTGCCCCCCCACATTGCGATATTGTTTACAAGGTCGCGGACTTCCTTAGCGGTCATCAGCCCCACCCGAAGTCCATGTAGCCCATAATCGGCGTGTTGGAGGCGGTCGCAGCGCCGGGGAAGAACAGAAGATTGAGGCACGCGCCGTCATAGATGCGCGGGAGCGACGGAAGCTGCATGACCATCGAGCGTTCACCGGCAACCGCCGCCGTTACAATCGGGATCGTCGCAAGCGGCTTGCACAGGACCAGCGCGCCCGCATGAGCCGAGCCGTAAGCGGTGGAAAGCTGGTACTGCGTCACCCGTCGCACGCCCACGTCACCGGCCTGTAGGGGCAAATACGGGGCGAAATTCGACGCCGCGACGCCCGCGTGAAAAATCTTGCCCGTGGGCGGAATGGACGTGCCGCCAACCGTGTAGTTCGTCACCGCCCCGAGAACGCGGCCCGTCGCTGGCGCGCTGTTCGTATACTGAAAACCGGACGCCGAAACGACCGGCGTGCCCGTGTTCGTCACCGTCGCCGTTGCAACCGAGTACATGCGAAGGCCCGCACCGTCTGCGTAGCGGTTGGGCGTGACCGTCAGCGTGTGCGTGCCAGAGCCGCCGTCCGTATAGGCAACATACGTGCCCGCGATGGCGTTGGCTTCCGACGTGGCGACGTTCGCGGTCGTAGAAGATGCGCGGCGGATATAGAACACGTCCGTATTATTCAGGCCCGTGGGAAGCGTGCCGGACGATGAGAACGTGACCGACGTGTAATGCGTGGCCGATCCGAAGTCGTTGGTATAGGTGAGCAACAGACCGCCAGAACTTGACGCCGTGAACGTATTGGAGTTGACAAGCGTCTGCGCGCCGGTCGAGTTGTTCGCCAGCGCCGGGTAATACATGACCACATCGACCAGATGAGCAATGCCCGGCACCGCCGTAGCAACCGACGAGTAGAGGCCAATGTTCAACAGGTGCTTCGTATCCGACGACACGTTGCCGCCGTGGTAGATGCCCCACGACGCACCGATGGCGCCCGCGCCGTTCTTGTCGGTCGGGGTCTGCGCGACGAGCGTCGTCCCCGGATAGGTGTTCGCAACTGGCGTACCGGCGTATATCGAAAGATCGTACATGTTACCGGCGACGAAGTTGTTCGCGCCCGAGCCTTTGGAAATGTCCGCGCGCCAAGACTTACCGGCGGACAACTCCGCAACCATGTCGTCAACGCTCGAATAACTCATTTCAACCCCAAACGAAGGAGAGTTCGCCGTGCAACGTTGTCGGAGAAGCCGTCACCGTGCCGCGTGCGATCATGTGTATGTATGCGCCGTCGCCAACTTCGCTCATACGCAAGCGGTCGCGCATGTAATCGACTTCAATCGGCACCAGTAGCTCCTGCCAACTGATCGTGCCCAACGGCTTCACGATGCAGGCCGCGAAGATGCCGCCAACCGCCGTAGGGAAGTTGATGTTGTCGATACTGTTGACTCCCGCGCTGCCTTGCGCGAGGTTCAGGTACGGATTGCCAACGTTGTAGTTGAACACCCCAAGCGCAGTCGCATCCACGGGCGACAAGACTTGCCCCGCCGTCGCCGTGTTTCGCGTGTAGACCGGCGAAATTGTCCGCTGTACGCCCGCCGTGTCCGTGTAGGTAAGAGTTGCGTCCACCGCGTCCGCAACGCCCGCACCCTGCGACACCATCAGAATCTTGCAGCCCGTCCCGCCGTCATAGCGGAGCGTGCCGAGGTTGTTCACCATGTCCTGCGACCCGCCGTCGCCATCGACGAACGGATACACCGCAACGATATCGTGGACGATTGCCGTCACCGTCCCGACAGAAGTCGCGGGAGGCAGAAGCATCGCCTTGTGCAGATATTTCTTGTAGCCAGCCGAGTTGACCGAAGGCCCGTGTACGATCCCCTCGTTTGCCGAAAGCTGTGTCGCCACAAGCGGGGTCGCTGCGTAGTAGTTCGCAACGGGAATGCCCGCTGCGTAGCTAAGGTCCGTCCACGCACCCGCCGTCATAGCGGGACCGCCGCGCCGCATGTAACCCGACCAATGCCGCCCCGCTGTGTAAGCGTCGGCAACGCCCGCGACGTTCGTGATCGTCATGCTAGGCGTTCCGGCCCGTTACAGCCGCCTTGATCTGGTTCCAGCCGATCTTCGCGCGCGTACCGACCGACGCACCGCCCTTACCGACGCAAACCGCCGTGCGGGGTGCAATGATCCGATGCCCGCACGCCTCGCCACAGGGACGGGTAACGGTCGGCTCTTGGCCTTCGCGCGTCGTCACCTTGACACCACGCAAGCAATCTTCGCAGTAGTACAGCGGCGGGCCGATCTTCTCCCACAAAAGTTTCTGAAACTCCGACCGCTGGTCAGGCATCAGGATTCCGTCACCGTCAGCGCGCCCGCTGCAAACTGCGGGGTGATGCCGCTGGAAACCGCAAGCGGGCTATTCAGCGAACCGTAGTGCCAGACCGTGCCCGCCGATGCGAGTGTCGTGCCGATGGCAACGTCCGTGAGGGTCGCGCCCGTCACACCGCACTGCGGGAAACTGATCGCCGCCGCGTTCGCAGTAGCACCACCCGATGCCGCATCCCAACCCGTCGAGCGGGCGACGGCCTGTCGCGCATAATCCGTATACGACGTTTCGTTCGTGGTCTGATTGTTACCCGTACCCGGAGAAGCCGTGTGCAGCGAAACATAGGTATTCGTGAACGGCGTCGATGCGGCGTTATCCGCCACGCTCGCCCAAGCCGTCGCGCGATACATCAGATTGATGATCGAATTGCACGTCGATGTGGATTTCGGCATTTCTAACCTTCCTCTAGGCTCGCGCCGGTCATGCGGCCATCGGCCCCACGCTCGACCTTGACGCGCTTGTTTCCACCGGTCGGAAGCGGCACCACGATGACTTGCGGTGCGCTTTCCTTCGGTTCCTTGGCTTCTGACTTCTCGTGCGCCTTCTGCTGCGCCTGAAACTCACGTTCCTGCGCGCCGTTTAGCGACTGTTCCGCTCGTGCTTCCCGACCGTCCGCAATCTTCGCGCTCTCAATAGCCGTGCGTGTTTCGAGGTCGCGCTCTTTCAGTGCGAGTTCGCGTTCCTTGATGCCCAATTCCCGAGCGCGCAATTCCAACTCCGCGCCCTTGAACTGGCTTTCGAGTTGAATGCGCTGCTGTTCAATCTGCGTCTTGGCCGAGCGGTCCTGCGCTTCCAACTGAAGCCGCTGGCCTTCGATCTGGCCCGACTGCTGAAGTTCGGCCTGTTTGGCTTGCATCTCGGCCTGTGCGCGCTGCATCTCGGCCTGCATCTTGATCTGCTCGGGATCGGGCGGCGGGGGCTGCGGGTTGGCTTTCTGCTCTTCCATCTTCTGCGTGGTCTGCTGTTCCCACGCGTCCAAGGCGTCCTCGGCCTGCTTGCCCAACTTGAACGGACGAGCAAGACCCATGAACAGTTTAATCGCCACGTCCGCAGGCATCGCCCCCGTCTGGACTGCGGGGCCAATTGCTTGGAAGAACGAACCAGCGCCTTGAATGAACTGCCCGGCCTGCTGCTGTGCCTTCTGCACGTCCGCCTGAATCGTGCTGTCCGTCTCGATATCAATCCGGTACGAACGCACGATATCGGAGCGGAGGATTTGCTCCATTTCCGGCGTCACCTGTACGCCCGTCATGTTCGTCAGCGTCTCGGGGCTGAACCGCGTGGCGATGATCTCCGCCTTGATGCGGAACAGGTCGCGGACGTAGCGTTGAACGTCGGCCTGCTGCGCCTGAAGTCGAAGCGATCCCCACTGAGACTTAAGCTGCTGTGCCCCAAGCGTCTCGCCTGCGTCGGTCTGGCCGCGCATAACGTCCGCAACGCCCGTAATCTCGAAGATGACCGCCTTGATCTGCTCGCGGGCGAGGTAAAGCTCCTTGACCACCCCGATGATGGCCTCAAGCGGCCACTGCCATACGGCGTTATCAAGCCCACCTTGCAAGAACGCCTGGATGTTGTCGGACGGGACGTATTCGCCGTCCTTCGCATCCTTCACGAGCGAGAACGCATCCGACAGGTCGGAGGCATACACGCCACGGGCCTTGAGAACCTTCGTCAGCGCCGTGATGCGGCGAGTGATGATATCGAGTTCTTCGGCCTGATCCTTGTACAGCCGATAAGGCTCAATCGGCGTCTGTGTGTCCGGTGTTTCCACGGCCAGCATTGGGCGCGGAACGTCGAAGAAGCCTTCCAGCTTCAGAATGTCGGACTCTTTCTTGAGCGGGGCTTGCTTGTACGAGGGCGCGATAAAAAGAATTTCGCGCGCTTCCTTGTCCCAAATCTCCCACACCATGAGACGCTTGAACACGTCCGGGGCGCGGTTGTCGTCGTCGTCCTTGTCGGACTTCCCGTCAACGCGGCTGTCGAGCGGGATCGTCGCGCCAATCTGCTCGTTAAGCCCGATGACCTGTTCGCGGGTCAGGTAATGGCGATACGCGATCCAAGGGGTCTTAGACCAGATGCGTGCGGGACCGATACGGAAGTCCGCCCAATCCACCGGCTCGCAAACGACGGCCTCATACACCACGTTGTTTTCGGCGTCGAACTTCGGCTCATACCGAACGCGGGTAACAGCACGGCCCGGCAACAGACGATCCTTGACCGCCGCGCGCATCGTCCCATCGAAGTCGTACGTATCGACCGAGTACGACAGCGCCCGCTCGATGACCTGCGAAACCTGCTTATCAAGCGGGTTGCCCGACATGTAGCGCGGGCGAACGTCGGGGATCGGGACCGAGTTATAGAGCGCGGGCGCAAGCGTCTCGGTGTTGGCGTACAGGATGTTATAAGCCTTGTCCTTGCGTTCGGCGTGCTTGCTATCCCGATAGGTGTCAATGCTCGATTGACCGCCCTTGCGCCAATCTTCCTCTGTGCGCGACGACAGGTCGAGGGCTTCGAGCCAGAGGCGGACCAGCCCCTCTTCTCCCGGCCCAGCGTCCTTGCGGGTATCGAATACCGCGCCGGATTCTGTCGTGTCGTCAGCGGCCACTTACTTAGACCTGGCCCCGACGGATCGGCGCGAAGTTAACAGTCGTGGGACCAGCCGCAGACCCGATGGCCGCAACGTGCGTAACCAGTTCATTCGCGGGGAGATACGCCACGCCAAGCGGGGGAAGCACAACGTCGGTCGTCAGCACCGCCGTCTGTGCGCCCGTGCCGATGCGGACGCCAACGTGAAGGGTCGCGGACGTATTCGCCACGCGGACCACATCGCAGCCGGTGCACGTGATCGTGCCGCCGACACTCGATGCCGTGGCCGAGACGTTCACCGCCGTGCCGGGTACAACTGCGTCAATCATGTTAGTCCTCAGCTTGTCTTGCGCGCTCTTTGCGCTTGATGATTTCGCTAAACGTCAGGCCCGAAGTGATCGAGCCGTCCGGCTTGGCGATGAAGTCGTAAACGGGCTTTGGTGCCACTGGATCGGCGCGCAACTCACGCCATGCCATCGCCATGTACCGGGCCGCGTCCGCCGTGTGGCTCGTCCAATCGTGCCTCGGACGATCCTTGAAGGTCTTTAGCTTCTCGTCGTATTCGGTTCGGTACTGCCGCAACGCCTCGATGCCCTCACGGCACCGCACCGCATCCCACCTAGACCGGGGCATAGACACGCGAAGGGCGTTGATACCGTCCATCACGTCGTTCTGCCGCAGCACTTGGGGAAATGCGCCCGTCAATTCCTTGAGCGTTTCAACCCGCGTCCGACCCGTTCCTAAGTCTCGGGCCATCGCATCATGCGGGACGTAGTGCTTGGCGTACTTGTACGGCTTGGACTCTAGAACCGCCGCGTAGTGCGCCAGCCCGTGCCCGTGGGCTTCGTAGTGGTCGATTACATGTAACTCAGGCCCGACAACCTGGAAGAACCAGATCGCCGTCGCGTCGCCTATGCCCAAGTCCCAAGCGGTGTAGACCGAAACGGCGGGATCATACGGAACATCGGCAACGCGCCCTTGGCGTTCGAGTTCCGCGATTTCCCGACCGTAGAAGGCACCCAATATCGCAGCGTCGAAGCTGCATTCGTATTCCTGCGCGTACTGTTCCGGCGTCATGTCGCGCCGTGCAGCGTCCAATTCTTCTGCGCTTAAAATCCCCGTTTCCGAGGCGCGCAACATAAACCGCGCCCATTCGGGGTCATGTTCGGCGCGTTCCCACAACTCGTAAAAATTATTTCTTCCCTTGGGCGTGCCGATAAAAAGCGCCCTGCCCTTGCGGTCACTTAGCGCCGGTCGAATGACCAGCGGCCAAACACTCGGGGGCATATCCGCATATTCATCGAGCACAACGTCGTCGTGGTAGACGCCGCGCAACGCATCTCCGCCGCCGTCTGCCCCGTAAAGCTGAATCCTAGCTCCGTTCAACAGCGTGACGCGCAATTCCGTTTCGTGCGGCTCGTCCGCAAGCACCGGTTCGGCTATCAGCTTCAGGTAATCCCACGCCGCGCGCTTGGCCTGTCCGTAGGTTGGCCCGACATAGGCGCAGCGGGGCATAGGAAGCCGCGTGGTGAGCGCGGACAGGACCAGGCGTTGAACCGCCCCAACTGTCTTGCCCGCGCGTCTGTGTGCAACGGCAACCGAAAAGCGGCTACTCGCCCTCACCATCGGCTTGAGTTGTGGCCGGATGGCTATGCGAAGGTTCTGCGTCTGCAATTTCAACCAAAATCCGCTGCTTGGGCGTGTTCCCGTCCTTGTCCGTCTGTGCGGCTAGATCGGGCAGGGATTTCTTGAGCAACGCGACGGCTGCTTGCACTTGCGTCGATGACATATCGACTTCGCCAAACGCATGATTTTCAAGGCGTTTGACAAGCTGGGTGGTTCTGATTTTCTCGCGCGCTTCTGCAATGTTCATCGCGTTGCGCTTGGTCGCTGCCATTTCGTTACGGCGGGTAGCCGCCTCACAAAATAAAATTTATTTCGGCAAAGAAAAGCCCCGCAGCCGGTTAAGGCGCGGGGCGAGTTGGGGAGGAAACAGGAGAGCCGACGCCACATGCGAGGCTATCGGGATTATGCCGCAATTCCGGAAATCTGCGACATGCTATTGTGCGACACACGTTTCCTAGCAATTCCCGCAAGTTGTATGCAGTGCGCGAGATAATGACGTTGCGCCGTGCGAACACACATGCCGAAATGCTTGGCGATATGCTTCCACGACCGGCGATGACCCGGAATGCAGCCCGCCCTCCACCACAGCAGGCGGCGCTCGTCCGGTGTGAGTGTGGACGCCGCGATGATCGCGTGCAGCTTGTCGAATTGGCTGATCGCCTTGGCTGATGGCGGGGATTTGCGAACCTCGGTCTTTAGGTCCACCATCTCGATCAGGCCAAGTTCCCGCATCGTCTCGGGCCAGTTGGACTTGTAACCAGCGGGGAATCCACCGGAGGCGCTAAGGCGGCGTAGGGTGTGACCGGCTTCGTCTAGGGCTTCTGCGATTTCGAGTGCTGTTTTCATGTTCTCACGGCCTCCGAAGAAAAGAATTTGTTTTAGGGTTTGGGGCGGGTCACTCGCTTAGAATCGCGTCAATCATTCTGTTCCAGTCGCTTTCGTGAAGTCCGATATTCTCCGCAACCGCCGTAAGTGCCTTGGGCCAGTCCCCGTTTGCGGCATACAGCGAACCTATCGCCGCCTTGGCATCGATTAGGTATGGCACCCGATGCGCTTTGGTTAGGCGCGACCACGGCTTGCACCCCTTCCCGTTTCGGTCCTCGTAAATCCACCTAGCGGCCCTTTCGACCACGCTTTCCGCTTTACCGCTCATCTCGTATCTCCATTCGGCGGGGTCAGGTCGATCCAGTGCGTGGGCTGCGGCCATAGCGTTGGGTCATAATTTAGCGTTAGCGGCTCCCACAAATTGGAATGCCGGCAATACCAAGCCATCTCAATGTCGTGGCCGTTCCAAGTGATAACCGCGCGTCTGGACTTGTCTGCCGTCTCAATCGGTTGCCATTCGGTCATCGTGTATCTCCATTCAGCTTGCGGACCCCGTATCTCTCGTTTGCATAGTTC